GACCCCACCGTACCCCTATCCCCCCTGTGGAGGTTAGGAGTCCCCCCTCTCCCCTAAATGCTGTGTTTTGCACAAATAATCCCATCTCCCACCAAGTTCGGTAATTGTCCAACCTTATACCCACCCCCCTTCCAAAATCCTACCTCCCACACCCCACCCCCCTCCTATATAGAAACCTACCCCCTTGTTTTTATTCACCTCCCCTGCTATACATACGCCACATGCAAATAACGCCAGAGCCTCATATACCTATTGAAGGGATAAACCTCTCCGACATATCGGTGCTGGATAGGGCGCGGCTTGCCTGTAATACGTTCGCTTGTTTGTTTCCTGAGGATGAGGATGGTGCAATCTCAGAGGAGGAAAAGGAGTTGGCACGAGAGGCGTTCCAAGCGGTCACCAGCCCCACCCCTGTGTTTGTCCCCGCTATCATTGCCCAGTACCCCAATGCCTCCTTGCGCTATTTGGACAAGATGCTTTCCGAATACGACTATGAGTTGGTCAACAGCGCCGTGCGTATCAGGGAGTACACCAAGAACAAGCTGCTGGTAGAGTCAGAGAACCCCGATGGCAAGATTCGCATACGGGCTTTGGAGTTGCTAGGCAAGATGAAAGATGTCGGTTTGTTCACAGACCGCCTAGAAATCACCCACAAGACCAAAACCGATGCCGAACTGGAAGAGGAACTGACTAAAAAGATCGAACGGTACATGGGGTTAGCCATAGTGGTGCCCGAAGAAGAGGAAGAACAGCCAGAAGAAGAGGAAGAACAGCTAGAACTTGCCCCAAAACCAGACATAAGCGCCTTTATCAGCACGTTAGGGGGCTAATCTGGACGCAAAAGCCTTAGAAGCGGTTAAAAACAACCTTCATAAGCTAAACAACGCTCAAAAAGCGGATGTTCTGGAGTTAATCGCGGAGTTAGAGCATCGTAAGACGGTACAAGCGGCACGGATTAACCTGCTGGCCTTTGTTAAATACGTAGAACCAGACTATAAAATCGGTGCCCACCACAAAATTCTTGCCTCGTTGCTAGAAAACCTAGCCAATGGCGCAAAAGACCGCATTGCGGTCAATATTGCCCCCCGTTTTGGCAAATCCCACCTTGTTTCGTACTACTTTCCAGCTTGGTTCTTGGGTAATCATCCTGATCAGAAGGTAATGATGGTGTCCCACACGGCAGATTTGGCTGTGGATTTTGGGCGTAAGGTGCGTAACTTGATTGCGGATGAAAAATATCAACTTGTCTTTGGGGGTAAGGATGGGGTCGAACTATCTCAGGATTCAAAGTCGGCGGGACGCTGGCATACGAACCACGGAGGTGAGTACTTTGCGGTCGGTGTCGGTGGAGCCATCGCGGGGCGCGGCGCAGATTTGCTACTTATTGATGACCCCCACAACGAGCAGGACATCATCAACGGCAACCTTGACGTGTTCGACAAAGCCTACGAATGGTTCACTACTGGAGCGAGGACGCGGTTAATGCCGGGGGGACGCATCGCCATTATACAAACCCGCTGGGCGCTAAACGACCTGACGGGGCGGGTGGTCAAAGACATGGTGATGAACGAGGGGGCGGATCAGTACGAGGTGGTTGAGTTCCCCGCTGTGCTGGAGAAAGAGGTGGAGGACGAGGAAGGGTTCATGCAGATTGTGCAAAAGTCCTTATGGCCTGAACAATGGCCTCTGGAAGCCCTGCTACGAACCAAAGCCTCCATGCCCACCTACCAGTGGTCGGCGCAGTACCAGCAGAACCCCACGGCTGAAGAAGGAGCCATTGTAAAGCGCGAGTGGTGGAAGGTCTGGGAGGAGGAAGTCCCGCCCAAGTGCAACTTCATAATCCAGACGTGGGATACCGCCTTTGAGAAGCACAACCGTGCGGACTATAGCGCCTGTACTACGTGGGGGATTTGGTGGCCTGAGGGTGCACCGGACAAACCCCATCTGGGGGGAGCCAACATAATACTGCTTGACTCATTTCGGGACAGGATGGAGTTCCCGGAGTTAAAACGCGTTGCCCATGAGCATTATCTGGAGTGGAAGCCCGATGCGTTCATTGTGGAGAAAAAAGCCTCTGGCGCACCCCTTATCTACGAACTACGCGCAATGGGCATAATTGTGCAAGAATTCACCCCTAGCAAGGGCAACGACAAAATTAGCCGTCTTAACTCTGTTTCGGACATGTTCTCCTCAGGGATTGTGTGGGCACCGCAGACGCGGTGGGCAGAGGAGTTGGTGGATGAGGTTGCATCCTTCCCCGCAGGAGAGCACGATGACTTGGTGGATGCGATGACCCTTGCGTTGATGCGGTTTCGGCAAGGCGGCTTCCTGCGCTTGAACTCCGATGAAAAAGACCCGGTTAAGTATTTCAAGTCCAAGCGACACGCAAGCTACTACTAAGGACACACAATGGCTACAAACATGGATAAAAGTATCTACCAAGCCCCGCAGGGGTTGGAAGCCCTCGATGCAGAACCGGGGATAGAGATTGAGATTGAAGACCCTGAGGCGGTACGCATTGGCATCAACGGGATGGAGATTGAGATTGAGCCGGGGAAAGAAACCTCCGGGGATTTCAACGCCAACCTCGCGGAGGAGATGGACGAGCGGGACTTGCAGCTAATGAGTTCTGAACTGCTGGGGGAGTATGAGTCTGACCTCAACGGGCGCAAGGACTGGATAGATACCTATGTCAAAGGGCTGAAGCTGCTGGGTGTTAAGTACGAGGAACGCTCTACCCCGTGGATTGGTGCGTGTGGTGTGTTCCACCCCCTGCTGATGGAGAGCGCGGTTAAGTTCCAGTCAGAGACCATCATGGAGACCTTCCCCGCAGCGGGGCCGGTAAAAACGCAGGTACTGGGTAAGGACACCAAAGAGAAGGCAGAAGCGGCAATCCGTGTGTCAGAGGATATGAACCACGAGTTGACTGAGGTGATGGTGGAGTACCGCCCCGAGCATGAGCGGATGCTCTTCTCCTTGTGTCTTTCGGGTAATGCGTTTAAGAAAGTCTACTTTGATCCTGCCATCAACCGGCAAGTGGCGGTGTTTATCCCCGCAGAGGATATTGTTGTGCCCTATGGTGCAATGAACCTTGAGTCAGCCGAGCGCGTCACGCACAGGATGCGTAAGACAGAGAACGAGATTTTGCGGTTGCAGGACGCAGGGTTCTACCGTGATGTAGACCTTGGGGAGCCAACGCGCACGATTGAGGAGGTGGAGAAGCAAAAGGCCAAGGAGCAGGGACTCTCAGCCGAGATGGATGATAGGTTCCAGTTGCTTGAGATGCACGTAGACCTTGACCTTAAAGGCTATGAGGATACGGATAAACACGGTGAACCCACCGGCATTGCGCTCCCCTTTGTGGTTACAATTGAGAAAGGCACAGGGGAAGTACTCGCCATACGCCGCAACTGGAAGGAAGAAGATGACCTGAAACTAAAACGTCAGCACTTCGTTCACTACTCCTACGTACCCGGTTTTGGCTTCTACGCCTTTGGTCTTATCCACATGGTTGGGGGACATGCCACATCGAGCACCTCCATCCTGCGCCAGCTTGTGGATGCCGGTACGCTTGCAAACCTTCCGGGTGGACTGAAGACACGGGGCTTACGGATCAAGGGCGATGACACGCCCATCCCTCCGGGGGAGTTTAGGGACGTTGATATTCCCGGTGGTGTTCTAAAAGACAACATCATGCTGCTGCCCTACAAAGAGCCAAGCCAAACGCTGGTGGCGCTCTTGAACCAGATCGTTGAGGACGGACGCAGGTTTGCAGCGGTTGCAGATTTAAAGACAAGCGACATGTCGGGACAGTCCCCGGTTGGGACTACGCTGGCTATTTTGGAGCGGATGCTAAAGGTGATGAGTGCGGTACAGGCACGGATTCACTACACGATGAAGCAAGAGTTCAGGCTGCTGCGGGACATCATCCGGGACAACACCCCTGAGGATTACAGCTACGAGCCAGAGGTGGGTAGCAGGAAAGCAAAACGGGCAGACTATGACCTGTGTACCGTGCTGCCTGTGTCTGACCCCAACGCCTCCACGATGGCGCAAAAGGTGGTGCAGTACCAAGCGGTCATGCAGTTAGCGCAAGGTGCACCCCAGCTATACAACCTCCCGCTCTTGCATCGGCAGATCATCGAGACCTTGGGCATTAAGAACGCAGAGAAGCTGGTGCCCACCGACGATGACCAGAAACCCGCTGACCCCGTTACCGAGAACATGGCAATCATGAACGGTAAACCCGTCAAGGCATTTATCTACCAAAACCACGAGGCGCATATCGGGGTTCACATGGCGGCGATGAAAGACCCCAAGCTGGCGGCAATCATGGGACAAAACCCAATGGCGCAACAGATGCAAGCCGCAGCAATGGCGCATATCTCAGAACACCTTGCCTTTGCCTATCGTGGTGAGATTGAGAAACAACTGGGCGCTGCCATGCCCTCCCCTGAGGAGAACCTTACCCCTGAGGTTGAAGTACAGCTATCCATGCTGGTTGCTAAAGCGGCACAGCAGTTGCTGGCAAAGAACTCAGCAGAGGATGCACAGATGAAGGTGCAACAAGCCCAGCAAGACCCGCTCATCCAGATGCAGCAGATGGAACTCCAACTCAAGCAGGACGATAACAAACGCAAAACGCAGAAAGACATGCTGGACATGGCTGCTAAAGCTGACCAAATACGGGTCGAGGAGGAGCGCATTGCATCTCAAGAACGTATTGCCCAAGCGCAGCTTGCCGCCAAGCAAGAAGCAGACGGAGTACGGATGGGTATTGAGATTGGGAAGCACAAGAGCGACAAAGTAATGCAGTTACGGCAACAGCAACAACCGCAACAACAACCTGTAGCACAACCAAAAGGAACCAATAAACAATGATCGACTCGGAAACACTACGGCATATCGTTTCAAAATACGAGGTAGAACAAGGAAAGATCACTTCTTTTCTTGCAGACGGTAACGCAAAAACCTACGAGCAGTATCGGGAACTGTGTGGGCAACTACGAGGGTTGGATATAGCGGTGACTATTATTTCCGATCTTGCCAAATCACTAGAGGATGACGATGATTGAAACCACGGAAGTACAGAACGAGCAACCTACGGAAACACCAGAGGAAGAACCTACGGGAAGACCTGCAACACAACTACCCCAACCTATGGGATTTCGTATCCTTTGCGCTGTTCTTACGCCCAAGAAAGTCTATGAAAACGGGATTTTGAAGGCAGACGCAACCGTAAACATTGAAACAACCAGCACCCTAGTCCTCCTTGTACTGAAGCTAGGCGGTACTGCTTACAAGGATAAAGAGCGTTTTCCAGAGGGGCCGTGGTGCAAAGAGGGTGATTTCATCCTGACACGCGCCTATTCGGGTACTCGGATCAGGATTCACGGGAAGGAATTTCGCATTATCAACGACGATACGGTCGAAGCTGTCGTGGAAGACCCACGCGGCATTGAGCGGGTATAGGGGGAATTATGGCTACTATAGACGAGATGAGAACCGCAGGAGAAGCACTTGCTACTGGTGTTCCCGAGGAGGCCGTTGAGATTGAGATTATCGACGATGCCCCTGAAGCAGACCGGAACAGGGTTAATTTATCCCCTAGGCAGGTTACAGAAGTTGAAAATGATGACCTCGCAGAGTACTCCGAACAGGCTAAAAACCGCCTAGGACAGCTTAAAAAGGTCTGGCACGACGAGCGCAGGGCTAAGGAAGCGGCTACGCGGGAGCGTGAGGAAGCCCTTAACTACGCTAGGGCAAAAGATACTGAAATCAGGGAGTTACGCAATAAACTTGGGCGCGGGGAACAGATATTTGTAACTGAGATATCTAAAGCTGCCACAGGGGAGATTGCTACTGCAAAAGAACGTCTGAAACGCGCCTATGAAGCAGGTGACGCAGACATGATTGCAGATGCCCAAGAAGAACTTACCGATGCCAAGTTCAAGCTGCGGGATGTACAGTCAATTCGACCCTCTTTACAAGAAGAACCTTCTGGTGTACAACCAGAACCACAGCCTCAGGCTCCAGTACGTGTACCCGATCAGAAGGCCGAGACGTGGCGTTCTAGGAATACATGGTTTGGGGTAGACAAGGAAATGACCAGCCTTGCCTTTGGTCTGCACGAGAAGTTGGTTGATGAGGGCGTTGACCCCCGTAGTGACGAATACTACGAGATGGTGGATGCTAGTATGAGGAAACGGTTTCCTGAACAGTTTGATGAGGTTGAGGAAACTGAGCAAGAAAAGCCTGCACAACGCGCAAAACCGGCTACTGTTGTAGCTTCAGTAACACGGACTACCGGGCCTAAACGGATAAGGCTTACGGCATCCCAGTTGTCTATAGCAAAACGGCTTAACTTGACCCCTGAGATGTATGCCCGTGAGATGATTAAATTGGAGAACAATAATGGCTGAAAACCGTTTGCAGAGAGAGTTAGATACACGGGAAGTAGATTCCCAAAAGAAGAGTTGGCAACCAGCGTCGATCTTGCCTGAAGTGGCAGAGCGCAAAGGCTGGTCTCATCGTTGGGTTCGCACCAGCACAACTGGTAAGGCCGACAACATCAATGTATCTAACGCTTTTAGGGAAGGCTGGGAACCTGTCAAAGCAGAAGATTACCCTGAGGTGAAAATCCTTAACGACCGCAACTCCCAATTTACGGGGAGTGTTGAGATCGGTGGGCTTCTGCTGTGCAAAATGCCCAAGGAAATGACTGACCAACGTGCAGCACACTTTGCAAAACTCGCAGCTTCCCAAGTGGAGTCTGTCGATAATAATTTTATGAAGACCAACGATCCTAGGATGCCGTTGTTTGTAGAGCGTAAATCTACAACTTCCTTTGGGCGTGGGGCTAAATAACCTAACTTTTTCAGGAGTTTTATATGGCTTATCCTACTGTTTCAGCCACTTACGGGTTTCGTCCCGTAAATCTGCTAGGGGGGCAAGTTTTCGCTGGCTCCACTCGGCAGATGGCTATTGCGTCGGGTCACGCTACCAATATTTTCTTTGGTGATTGCGTGATCATGTCCACCAATGGTTGCATCAACAACAACACTGTTACCAATACTGGTACGGCAATTGTTGGTATTTTCATGGGTTGCAGCTACATCAATTCGTCTGGTCAGCGCGTGTTTGGGCAATACTACCCCGCCACGATCTCCAACGCGGTTGATGGTGTAGATGGTACTGTTGCCTTTATTGCTGACGATCCTGATCTGGTGATGCAAGTTGCCATTCAATCTGCCACTGATGCTGCTCCGTCTGCTAG